GACGAGAAGGCCATCGCCGAGGCGGCGGCGAAGTTCGCGACGAGCGCGGGCCAGTGAGCGTGGACAATGTGCGACGCCTGTCCGTCGCCACCAAACCGACACTCCCAGTCGATGACGACTTGATCGCCGGCCTTGAAGCGCTCCTCTCGCTGGCGCGCAAGGGCGACATCCAAGGCATCGCCTACATCACCGTCCGCACCAACGGCGCCGGCCACTACGAGACGGTTGGCACCGGCTGGCGCGGCCACCAGGGCGGCTCGCACATCATACTCGGCGGCCTCCAAGTTCTGAACCAGCGCATCCTGGCCGCATCGGCCGACGACGACATCACGGCCTAACTAACCTTTCCAGCCCCACCACGGCTCCGCCCAACCCGGGCGCTCCACCACAGGTGATTAAGCAGCGCGCGCCAAGACCCTGGCTTTCGGCCTTCCGCGACTTCCGACCGCAAGGTGGGCGTGGATGGTGACTAGCGGAGTCGCACCGATCAAGAGCCCCGCACGGGCTGTTTCCAGCAACTGCGCGCGGAGCTTTGCGACCTGGTCGATTGGGTAGTTGGTGCGCGGCGTTCCAGCTAGCGCCTCAATGGCCGCATCGCCTCCGCACTCGCGGATTGCCACCAGATCAGACGGAAAAAGAGCGGCGATCCGAGCAACGATATCGCCGGGGTAATCGGCTAGAAATCCAGATGCTTGAGGACCGTACGTTGTTACCTTCGGCGGTTTCCAGCCCATGCGCCGGTCAATCGTGGCGATCAAGTAGTTCAAGTATCGGTCGTGCATCGCCAGAATGTGGCGCCTTGACAGGCCGAGGTCCTTGGCGATGTCCAAGACCTCCTCGCCCTCAAGTCTTCGGCAGAATATCGCGCGGTCAGAAGCGCGGCGAATAGTCGGCTGATTTAAGGCGTTGCCATCCATGCGCTGAGTGTAGCGCATCTAGCACCTTTCCGAAACCAAAACCCGGTGTCTTATGACCTCCAAAACCGCCCTGGCCGCGTCTGCGGCTCCGCGTGCGATGTTCTACGCCACGACGACGCCCAACCCGATGCTGCGCGGCCCTCAGGTCACCTACGCGCCCGACGACGGCACGGGCGCACTCTCCGTGCAGGAGGCCGTGGCCGCGCTCCGCGAGCCCGAACCCGCCGCCGAACAACCCGCAGCAGAGGCCGCGCCGGAAGGCGAGCCCGCTGACGAACCGGAGACCGAAGAGGTCCCCGAAGAATCCGAGGCTGAGCCCACAGCCGAAGAACTCCCCGACCCGGAAACGGTCATCGAGGAGGAGCCTGAGACCGAAGAGCCTGAGAGCGACCCGGAGACCCCGGCCATCGCCGCTCCTCAGTCGTGGGACGCCGCCGAACGCGCCACCTTCGCGACCCTGCCGCCCGCAGCCCAGGAAATCATCCTGAAACGGGAGACCGAGCGCGACCGTGCCGTCTCGAAGGCGCAACAGGAGTCGACCGCAGCCCGTAAGCAAGCCGAGGCAGACCTTGCGGGCCTGGCGAAGATCAAGACCACCTTCGACGAGATCGCCACGAGGGCCAACAAGGTCTTCGCCGACAAATGGTCGAACGTGGACTGGATCGCGCTCGCGCGCACCGACCCTGCCAGCTACACGATCGCGAGAGCCGAATACGAGGCGGAAGCCGGCGAACTGCAGCGTGTGCAGCAAGCCCAGGCCGACGCCGACAAGGTCCGGCAGCAGGCCGAACAGGTCGAGTTCCAGAACTACGTCCAAGGCGAGTTCGCCAAGCTGTCCGAGATCGCGCCAGAGTTGGCCGATCCGAAGGACGGCGCGGCGAAGCGAACCGAAGTCACGCAGTTCCTTCTCGGCCGCAACATCCCGCAGGAAGCCATCCGGCAGATCAGCGCCGAAGAAATGGCCATTGCGTACGATGCCATGCAGTTCCGCAAGCTGAAGGCGCAAGGCAAAGCCGCCGCCGCCCGACCTGCCGCTCGCGCGCCCCGCCCAGCCGCCGCGCCGGCCCGCGCCGCTGCCCCGTCAGCAGCCCCGCCGCCGCGGCCCCCCCGTCAACGCGACACCGAAACGGCATTGGCCCGTCTTTCCCAGACCGGGAAGGTGGACGATGCCCTGGCGGTGCTTCGGACCATGAGAAAGTAGCCCAATGGCCGCTCCCACCAACACCGTGACTTCGGTCACCCCCAACGTCGGCATGCGCGAAGACCTGGAAGGCGTGATCTACCGCGTCGCTCCGGAAGAGACGCCGTTCACCGGCGCCATCGGCTCCGCGAAGTGCACGAACATCCTGCACGAGTGGCAGACCGAGTCCCTGGCCGCCGCCTCGGCGACCAACGCCAAGCTCGAAGGCGACGACGTGTCGACCCTCGATGCGGCGAACCTCACCACCCGCGTCTCCAACTACTGCCAGATCCTCGAGAAGACCGGCGGCGTCTCCCGTACCCAGCAGAAGGTCGACCTCGCCGGCCGCGCCGACGAGCTGGATCGCCAGAAGATCCTCAAGGGCAAGGAGATCAAGCGCGACTTCGAAATCCGCGCGATCGGCAACTTCGCGTCAAACGCCGAATCCGGCGCCACGGCGCGCAAGTTCGGCGGCGCGCTGGCCTGGCTGACCTCCAACGTCTCTCGCGGCGCCGGCGGTTCGTCCGGCGGCTTCTCGGCCGGCGTGGTCGGGGCGGCCACCAACGGCACGCAGCGCACGCCGACCGAGGCCATCGTCAAGGCCGCGCTGGCGACCGGCTTTGGCAACGGCGCCCGGCCCACCCTGGGCTTCATGGGCGGCGTGGACAAGCAGACCTTCTCGACCTTCACGGGCATCGCCGATATCCGGGTGGACGCGAAGGCCGGCAAGCAGGCCACGATCATCGGCGCTGCCGATGTCTACACCGGCGACTTCAGCAACATCACGCTCGTGCCGCACCCCTACGGCCTGACGCGCGATATGCTGTTCATCGACCCGGAGATGTGGGCGGTCGGCACGCTGGACGGCATCTCGACCGTCCCGCTGTCGAAGACCGGCGACTCCGACCGTTTCATGATGACCATGGAAAAGACCCTGGTCGCGCGGAACGAGAAGAGCTCCGTCGTCGTCGCCGACCTGCTCTGATCCCCTGAAACCTGAGGCGGGGTGGCTGGAAACGGTCGCCCCGCTTCTCGGAGACCTTCATGACCAAGACCCCTGTGAAATCCGCCGCGGCGGACCGGATGGCCGCTGCGCGTGCGGCCCGTGCCGCGAAGAAGGCGGAGGCCGAAGCGGCCAGCACCGCCGCTGCGGCCGAAGGGCCCGCGCCCGCCGAAGGAGCGGCCGAAACGGCTGCGGCCGATGCAGAACTCCCCGCCGAGCCGACGACCCTGGAAAAGGTCGCGATCAACGAGGAGGAGCGCCGCCAAGCCAAGATCGCCGCCCTGCGCGCCGCGAAGCTCGCGGGCCCGGACACGACCGTCGAGCAGCAGGTCCGCGTGCGCGTGCTGAAACGCGGCCACGGACTGATCTCGACCGGTGAGCACATCGGCGGCTTGGGTGAACTCACCTACGACCACGGCGAAACCCCGAACCTGCCGCGCTCCATCGCCATGGACCTCGAAGACCGCGGGCTCGTCGAGATCGAATGAGCCGCCTGGTACCGCTGTTCACCTCCTCGGCCGGGATCGAGCACCGCATGGTGCGGACCCCCGAGGGGGTGCAGTTCGCCTCTGTCGCCGCGACCGACCCGGTCATCGAGCGCAACAAGGCGATGGCGACCCACAACGACGGATACACGGCCGACCGGACGATCCGGCGCGTGGCGTCCATTCCCCTCATCATCTGGCTCAAGTGGCTGAACGAGGAGGGCTGGGACGCCTTCCGTCCGGAGAACGGCAAGAAGCTCTGCGACAAGCTGAACGACGCCGACTGGGCGTATCTGCGGACCGCTCCTGGCCGGCTTGAATATTCAAACGGGCGGTTCCGATGAGCCTGACCACCTACGCCGGATTGCAGGCCGCCATCGCAAGCTGGTTCGGCCGGTCCGACACCGCGACCCTGGCGCCGGACTTCATCGCCTTGGCGGAGGCCAGGATCGGCCGGGAACTGCGCGTCGACCAGATGCTCAAGCGCGAGACGGCCACGATCACGGGGGAGTTCGGGACCGTCCCGACCGATTTCCTGGCCCCGCTTTCGATGCGCCTGACCACAGGCTGCAAGCCGCTGCTGCGGTTCCTGACATCGACGCAGATGGCGGCCCTGCAACAGACCGGCGTCGGGGGTCCGGTACAGGCCTATTCGCGGATCAACGGCGAGTTCTGGTTCTACCCGGTCCCCGGCGGCGCGGACCAGGCCGAGCTGATCTACTATGCCGCGATCCCGGCGCTTTCGAGCGCCAACCCCTCGAACTGGCTGCTTGCCTCACACCCGGATGTCTATCTGCGCGGCGCGATGCTCGAGGCGGCGCTGTTCTACGAGGACGACGACCTGATCCCGACCTACAGCCAGCTGTTCGAGGACGCGATCGGCGCCGTGATGGACGCCAACCGGCGCGATGCGCAGGCGTCAAACCTCAGCATGACGCCTTCCGGAATGGTGGTCTGACCATGGCGACGCCCCCGATCACGGCCATGGTGCTCCAGTGGGGCGACGAAACGACCGTCGTGCTGGATTGGACCGCCGAGCCCGCGCCGACCGCCAACGAAGGCGAGTTGGACTTCAGCAATCCCGACAATTCCGAATACCTGCCGCTCGTCTGATGCCGGCCCCCCTCGGGATTTCACCGGAATTGGCCAGCTACCTGCAACGGCTTGAGGACCGCGTGGCGAAGGTCGAGACGCCCGGAAGCCCGACGCTGGTGTTCGCTTGCCTCAAGGCGAACCTCCCCGACCCGGTCGCGAACATCAACCGCGTGGCGCAGGTCACCGACACGAACATCCTCGTCGCCAGCGACGGGACGCACTGGATCAACCAGAACACGGGAGCGCCGGTCTAATGCCCTCGTCGCCATCGCCATCGCTGCGCCTCGAAGAGCAGTTCACCGGCGAGAACCTCAACCTGTGGGGCCAACTGCTCAACCAGGTCATCGCCATGCTGGACGCCAGCATCGCGGGCCTGGCGACCATCGCGCTCACCGGCAACTACACGCTGGCCAGCCACAGCTACGTGGCCGACGAGGCCCGCAACGCGATCCTCAAGCTCACGGGAAGCGCGCCCTTCACGGTGACGCTCCCGAGCGTCAGCAAGCTTTACGTCGTGTGGAACGCGTCCAGCGCCGTGCAGACCCTTTCGACCGGCGCCGGGACTACGGCGACCGTCCAGCCGGCCGAGATCGCGCTCGTGGTGTGCGACGCCTCGAACGTCAAGCGCGTGGTGGCCACCGACTACGGCGCCCAGCGCATCGTCAACCTGGCCGACCCGGTAAACCCGCAGGACGGCGTGACAAAGGCCTATGCCGACGCCCTGGCCTTCAACGCAAACTCCGGGATCCTGCCCGGGCAGGGGCCGGGGACCGTGGGCCAGGTGCTGGAGTCCAACGGGACCAACGCGCTGTGGGTCCAACTCACCTCCGCCTTCCTCTCCGACACCGCCGCCCGCGACACCGCCGCCCTCGGGCGCGCCGTAGCCTTCGCCGCCGCCCTCTAGGAGCCTCCCATGGCCGCTTTACCCAACAGCATCGTCACGCCGCAGACTCCGAAATCGTTCACGGCGGTGGCGACCACAGCCGAGACGGCGTTCAACGCGCCCACCAACCAGGTGACGCTGATCGACGAGACGGTCACCGGCAACAACGACAACGGCCTGCGCCTCACGACGATCTATGCCATCACCCGCGCCTCACCCGGCGCGGCGGTGAACTGCCAGCTCTACAAGAAGGCCGGCTCGACCTACACGCTCATCGATTCAGTCCTGATGGCCTCCGGAGCGCCGGGCGCCTCAGCCGCCAACCAGAAGGCGGATTTCGGCTATTCCGAGGACAATCCATTGATCCTGGCGTCGGGTGTCGGCCTGGCCATCGCCATCGGCGTCAGCGTCGCCAACGGCATCTCCTTCCGGGCGAGCGGCGGAGCCTACTAGATGGCCGCGGGGCAAGGCCTACGGGGGTTCGTCGGTCAGGGGATGGATGGGCGAAAGCCCCGTCATCCGCCCACCATCCTGACCAACAAGGAAACCACGTCGGCCGGGTCCAGCAGCTACACGGCCACCACGCCCTGCTATGCGCTGGTCTATGCTTCGGGACCCGGCGGGAGCGGTGGCGCCAACAGCACGACGGCGAGCGGCGGCGGTGGCGGCGCTCAAGGATACCGCAGGGTCAAACTTGCCACCGGGCAGACCCTGTCGTGGACCGTGGGGACGCCAGGCGCTGGTGTAACCGGCTCCGACGGCAACGACGCCACCGACACCACCATCCTGCTTCCCAATGGGACCGTCATCGCTGCCGGCGGCGGCAAGAAGGGCGTCGGGGGCGCCAGCCCAAAGACAGGCGGCGCCGGGGGGGTCTGCACCGGTCTATGGGACGTGGCCCGGACGGGTGGCAAGGGGGGCGATGGCGTTACCGGCGCAGCCACCTCCGGTGCGAGTCCCCCGAACGGCGGAACGGGCGGCGCCGGTAGCGGGTCATCGGGCGGCGGCGGCGGCTCGGCGGGCCTGACCGACATTCTACCCCTGCTGACCGTCGGTAACGGCTCTGACGGCAACTTGGGCGTGGTGGGAGGTTCTCCCGGCGGCGGAAGCGGCGGCATCAACACCACCAGCGCAGCGGGTGGCGCCGGCCATGTGCTCGTCCTGATCGTCAAGGTTCCGGACTGAGGGCATGCGCGTCCCTCTCGATTTCCCGGTCGGGCTGAACTCCGACGACACCGCGCTTGCGGCGTCCCCGTCGTGGGTCGACTCGTCGGGATACCGGTTCCGCAACGGCAAGGCCGAGGCCAAGGGCGGCTTCGAAAGCGTCACCTCGACACTGCTTGAGGGTGTCTGCCGCTGGGTGCTCCCATGGACTGACAACGCGGCCACCCTGAACATCGCCTTCGGAACCCACCTGAAGCTGCAACTCTACCAGGGCGGCATGGTCTACGACATCACGCCGGCCTCCGGGTTCACGCCGGGCGCGGTGGACGGGGCGGGGTCGTCAGGATACGGCACCGGCGCCTATGGCGTGGGGACCTTCGGCTCGCCGTCTGTCACGGACTACTTCCCGCTGACCTGGAGCGGGGGCGCGTTCGGCCAGACGCTGATCGCCTCGCCGCGCAACCAGACGATTTTCCAATGGAGCAACGTCACCGCGACGCCGGCCGTCGCCCTGACCAATGCCCCGGCTCAGGTCACCTATGCGCTGGTGGCGCCGCAGCGGCAGGTGTTCGCGCTCGGGTGCAGCCAGGAATCCGGCGGCGTCTTCAACCCGCTGTGCATCCGCCATTGCGATGTCGGCGGCCCCACGGGCTGGTCCACCACGAGCTCGTCCGCCTCGACTTCGCGGGAATACGTTCTGCCGGGCGGCGGCCGCATCGTCGCCGGCAGGGTCATGGGGCAATACCTGCTGGTCTGGACCTCGGACGCCCTGTGGCTCGGCACCTTCGTGGGCCAGGTGACGCAAGTCTGGCGGTTCGACAAGGTGGGCGACAAATGCGGCCTCGCGGGGCCTGCGGCGGCCGTCGTGCAGGGATCGACGGCCTACTGGGTGTCCCCCGACCGGCAATTCCACACCTACGCGCTCCAGGGCTTCGTGACGTCCGTCAACTGCCCGATCCGCGAGGACTTCGCGAACAACATCGCCGCCTCTCAGGGCGACAAGATCATCTGCTCGACGGTCGCGGAGTACGGCGAGGTGAGATGGGACTATCCGGACGCCCGCGACGGCTTCGAGAACTCCCGGGCGCTGTCGATCTGCACTCAGGGTCCGGACGCCGGAGCCTGGCACAAGGACATCATAAGCCGCACCGCCATGGTCGATGCGGGCCCGAGCTCCTACCCATGCGGCGTGACGGCCGGCGGCAACGTCTACTGGCACGAGAAGGGACATTCCGCCGATGGCGCGGTGCTGTCGGGCTTCATCGAGAGCGCCGACATCTACCTCGATGAGGAACACACGATGCTGGTTCGCTCCGCGTGGCCGGACGTGGCGGATCAGATCGGCCCCCTCAACCTGACGATCTCGACGCGGCTGTTCCCGCAGGGCGACGCCGTGACCTACGGCCCGTTGGCGCTCCCGCCGTCGCAGGACCAGGTCGATTTCAAGATCAAGGGGCGGCTCTTCAAGATGCGGCTCGACTACAACGCCTCGCCGGCCTTCGGGCGCCTGGGGCTGATCACCTTCGACGCCAAGCGCGGAGGGCGCAAATGACCCCGCAGCACATCCTCAGCGAATGGAACGCCTGCCGCGACTGGCTGCTGCCGGCGCTCGTCGAGGACACCGAGGACGAGGTGCTGAACGACCTGCTGCTGAACCGCGCGCAACTCTGGCGCGGCGAGCGCTCGGCCATGGTGACGCAACTGGTGGCCGCCGACCCGCCGAACGTCACCGTCTGGAAGGGCGGCGGCGATCTCGGCGACCTCCTCGCCCTGCAACCCGGCGTCGAGGCCTGGGCGCGCCAGCAGGGCGCCCGCGAGGCCCGCATCAACGGCCGTCCCGGCTGGGCGAGGGCGCTGCGCTCGCGCGGCTTCCACGGGTACGACGGCGAACTGCGAAAGGTGCTGTAGCATGTCGAGCAAGAGCAAAACCAGCACCAGCAACACCACGAACGGCACGACCAACGTCACCCAGACGCCGACCAACCCGGCGTTCGTGCAACCGGCGATCCAGGGGCTGGCCGGGCAGATCACCAACCTGTCCGCGCAGGACCCCTATTCCTTCGTGGCAGGCCCCGATCCGCTCCAGACGCAGGCTGGGGCGGGGGCGGGCGCACTCACGACGCCGCAGGGCTTCGCCGACGCACAATCGGCGCTGAAGGGCGCCGCCGGCGCCCAGGGCCAGAGCCTGCTGAGTGGGCTTCAGAACTACATGAGCCCCTACACCAACGACGTGGTCGACACGACGCTGGCGGGCTTCGACAAGAACGCCGGCTACACCCGCGCGGCGGATACCCTGGCGAAAGCGGGGGACGCGACGTTCGGCGGGTCCGGCGGCGCGATCCAGACGGCGCTCAACGAACAGAACATCGCCCAGGGCCGCGCGCAGACCGAGGCGCAACTGCGCGATCAGGCGTTCCAGACCGGCGCGGGCCTCTCCAACGAGGACGCCGCGCGCCGCCAGGAAGCCATCTCGCAGCAGATCGCCGCCGCCCAGGGCCTTTCCGGCAACGCCACCGCCCAGGCCGCCGCCGACCAGGGCCGCGTGCAGACCCAGTCGCAGATCGGCCAGATGCTGCAGCAGCTCGCCCAGGCGCACGCGACGGCCCCGCTCGCCACAACCGGCGCGCTCACCAGCATGCTCGGCGGATTGCCGCTTGGCCTGCTGCACGGCCAGGACACCAACGGGGTCGAGAACAGCACGTCGAACGGCACGTCCACCACCTCGACCTCGAACCCGCTGGGAACCATCGGCAGCCTTGTGAGCGCGGGCGGCTCGCTGGCGTCCGGCCTCGGGGCCATGGGCCTGATGTTCTCCGACCGCCGCCTCAAGACGGAGATCAAGCGCGTGGGCGAACTCGACGACGGGCTGGGCGTGTTCTCCTACCGCTACAAGGCTGGCGGTCCCAAGCAGATCGGGGTCATGGCCCAGGAGGTCGCCAAGGTGAAGCCGGAAGCGGTCCACAACATCGGCGGCCTGCTCGCCGTCGACTACGGGCAACTCTGACATGGCGATGATCGGCGCATCCTCACCGCTCGCCAAGTACGACCCCTCGCAGCTCAGCAGGTCCGACAAGCTGATGCTCGTCGGGGCCATGCTGCACGACACCGGGGCCGCCTTGCGCGGCGGCGAGAGCGACTCCGTGCTCAACACCCAGGCCCTGCTCGCGCAGCGCCAGCAATGGGCCATGCAGCGCGGCATGATGGGCAAGATCGCGACCATGATGACCGGGCAGGCCCCGGAATATCAGGACGGCCCGGGTCCGAACCTCGTCGCGCCACCTATCGGACCAGCCGCGACTTCGCCCGACTTCGGGACGGGCTCAGCGACCGCCGCGCGCCCGGCTGCCCCCGCACCCATGTCGGGAATCGGCGTCGGCGGCGCCTTCGGCCTTGGGACGCCCTCTGGAGGCCCGCAAGGGGCGGGAAGCGACCCTTCCGCCGGGATGGCCGCGCCCGACGCTTCCGCGCCTCCTGCGCAGCCCTGGACGTTCCAGCCGCCCCGCGCCATCCCCGGCACCGGTCGCGCGCCGGCCGACCTCAGCGACCCGCAATACCGTGCAGCGCTCGGCGTGGCGGCCATGGCCGGTGTGCCTGGAGCCAAGGAACTGATCGACCTGGCGGATAAGAGCCAGCCGCACATTGCGTTCGGCCCTAATGGTGAGGCCATCAACGACAAGGACCCCGGCGTCATTGGACGCGTGTTCCCGAAGGTCGGGGAGGGCATACTCACACGCCGCGACGCGGCCGGAAACCTTGTCGGCGCAGGGGCGATCCCAGGCTATGCGGACGCCGCGGCGTCGATCGCGGGCGCCACGGCCGGCGCTCAAGAGGCGCAGAAGTCCGCCTATGACCTAGTCGATGTGCCGATGCCGAATGGCGCGTCGGTAAAGTTGCCGCGCTCCATCGCCCTGGCGATCTTGGCGCAGCGCGCCACTGCGGGCGGCGGTGCGGGGGGCATGGGTTCTGCGGGGCCGGACGCGGGCGGCGGCCCGACGACCGGCGCGCTCGGCACATCCCAAACCCCAGGCGACAAGGCCCTGGCCGAGGAACTCGCGAAGCTTCAGGCGGCCCGCGCCATGGGCCAGCCGAAGGCGGTTGCGACCCTGACGGACGCCGATCGCACGGCCGACTTCTCCCGCGACACCATTCACGACATTCTCGGAGAAACCAAGGACCCGAAGACGGGCAAGTGGGTGAAGACGAAGCCCAGTCAGGTCAACTGGGCGACCACAGGAATGTTGGGCGCCACCGAGGAAATCCCCGGTACTCCGGCCCATGACCTCAAGGCCAAGATCGACACGATCCTGGCGCAGACGGCGGTCTCCGAACTGCAGAAGATGCGCGACGAGTCCCCGACCGGCGGCGCCCTCGGCCGTGTGACCCAGCAGGAAATCAACATGCTGGCGGCGATGCGCGGCTCCATTGAGCAGACGCAGAGCGGAAAGCAACTCGAAGCGTCGCTTCGCCACCACCTTGAGCAGCTCGACAAGTTGGCCGCGATCCGCGACCGCCTGTACGCGCAGCAGTACCCCGGTTCCGGGGATTCTTCGGCGGCCACAGTGTCACGGCCAACCGCGCCCCCGCCGCGGGCCGCTATCGAGGCCGAAATGCGCCATAGGGGCCTGCTGAAGTGACAGACCTCAGCACCCTTTCGGATGCCGACCTTCAGGCGCTCTATCAGAAGCCGCAGCCTGCGGACGTGGCCGCCATGGTCGCTGATGAAGCGCAGCGCCAAGGCGTCGATCAAGGCCTGGCTTTGCGCGTGGCGCACCGGGAGTCGGGTTTTCGAGCCGATGTGCCGCCTTCTCCGAAGGGCGCTATCGGACCGATGCAGCTTATGCCCGGTACGGCCAGGGACCTGGGCGTCGATCCTGCGGATCTGCGCCAAAATATCCGCGGCGGCGTGAGCTACCTCAAGCAGCAGCTTGACGAGTTCAAGGACCCCGCACTCGCCGCCGCGGCCTACAACGCCGGGCCAGAGGCGGTCCGTCGTTATGGTGGCGTGCCCCCTTATAGCGAGACCCAGAAATACGTCGCCGCTGTCTCGCCTCCGCAGGCCGACCTCGGATCGCTCTCAGACGCTGATCTGCAAGCCCTGTACGCGCAATCTTCCGCACCAGGCGCCGATGCTGCCGCCGGCCGCACCGGCGGCGCCACATCGGCGCAGGCACAGACGGGGACGACCACGGCTGCGACGAGCGGTCCAACCCCGGCGATCGTCAATGCGGAGACCGGAAAGCCCTACAACCCCGCCCAGGAGGCCGCTTACGCAGCCTTGCTGAAGGCCGGCAAGATCGATCCGCACGCCAAGCCCGGCAGCGAGGCCTTCCCGCGCGGATTGGCGGACGCCAGCGACTCTCCAGCGCCTGGCGAGTGGTATGTCGACCTGAACGGATTCAGAAGGCAGGCCCCGAGCGTCATGGCCGACGCGGAGAGCGGGTTCAAGCAGCCGTTCGTGACGCTGGGCCACGATTTCATGAACGACTACCGCAATCCGAAAGGGGCGGGGTTCTTCCAAACGCCTCGGATGATCGGAGACGTGCTCGGCCTTGCCAAGGCTCCATTTCTCGCGATGGAGCGCCCGGCTGCCCGAGCCATCGGCGGCGCCATCAAGCTTCCGGCCTACAGCACGCCATCGATCACCTTCGATAATGGGCGGCTCGGTTACGACTCGGGCCACCTTGTGACGGGCGATGACAAGCAGGCGGCGCTGGAGGGCGCGCTCGATTCCGCCCTGTCCGGTATGCGGCCAAAAGCTCCAGGGATGTCCATGGCTGCGGTCAAGCCGATGTCGCTGGACGCCGTGGAGGCGGCGAAGAAAGCCGCCTATGCGAAGGTGGACGCCTCGGGCTTCGCCTTCCCCCAAGCCGACGTGCAGAAGCTGGCGTCCGATGTGGCCACCGAGGTCTCGCGCAAGGGCGGCCCGAGCGGGGCGAAGCTTTATCCCGCATCGGGCGCGATGAGTGACCGCCTCACCGAGTTGGCGCGACAGCCGAATGGCGTGCCGCTGACCCAGTTGGACGAACTCCGGGGCGATATCTATGACGCCCTGGTCAAGCCCGGCGACCGGGAATCGACACTCGGCGTGATGATGCGCAAGAAGATCGACGACCTGATCAACGGCTCCAACGCGCCGAACATCCAAGAGGCTCGCGATCTCAACAGCCGCTTCATGAAGATGTCCGCCGTGAGCGACAAGCTGGATAGCGCCGGTTTGCGCTCAGCCTCCACCTATTCCGGCGGCAACTACCCCAACGCCGTGCGACAGAGCCTGCGCCCGCTCGTGGACCCCACGAGCGCCCAGCAGATCGGCAATCTCACCCCCGCCGAGGAGGCCTTGCTCCGCAAGGCGGTGACCGGAACAGCGTCGCAGAACGCCACCCGATACGCCACCAAGCTTCTCACCAACAAGATGGTTCAGGCGCCAGTCGCTCTGATGACGCACGGCGCTGGACCTGCGGTCATGGAGGCCGCCGGCACAATCTTGAACAAGGTCGGTGAGAGCCAGACGGGGCGGGCGGTTCGCAAGGTGCTGGACATGATGTCGCTCGGCGGCCGCCCCGCACCTAGCGCCGCGCCAGTCTATCCTACTCTCGCCCTCGGCGGCCGCCCCGCGCTCTCCATATGGTCCCCGGCGGGTCTAATAGGCGGCTCCGCATTAGCTCGGCTTCCTGGGGAGATACCTTACGGGGCAGCTGATCCAAGAGCCGCAGCATCGGTCCGATGAGCGCCACGCCGAAGGCCATCACCACCCGCTCAGCGCGATCATTGGATTGATAGATCGCTAA